CCGGAACAAAGCCGGCAAGATGATCGTCTCAAAGAAGCCCTTGGGATTGTTTGTTGAAGATGGATCGCATATCCAAAAGATTGAGCAGGGCGATGACAAATATGGGTATTTTTGCCCCATCTGCAATCTTGAAGATCACGAAGATAGCTTTTCAGAGGAGATGGGTATATGCAAACACCACAATATCCCGCTCTGGGAAACTGCATATGTTCTGGTACAAGGCAGCACTATCGCAAGACGCTATTCAAAAAAGGAAATTATTGAAGGCCACTTCAACAGATTGCTACCTGATAAGTATGGTACCCCAATTCTTTTTTCATGTTGGGATCAAGTAAAAACGGCAAAGCAAATAGATCTATTCAATCTCGGCAACTTTGAAGAAGGCAAACTTGGGAAGATATTTGCATTCTCAAACACCACTCAAGCTGAAGTTGAAGCGATTGGAAGCAGAGTGAAAGAATTACAAGAAGCTGCAAGGAAGCTCAAGAAGAAGATAACTAACATGTGGTTGGCATCCCCTGGTGACTTGGAGATAAAAGATGTTCTTGAAGATCCTTCCAAATTAGAGGCCCTTGAGTGGCACAAATACTACAGGGACATTGTTTATTCATGTCATGGCGTAATGCCGGTTTTTGCAGGATCAGTTGAAAGTGGCAAAGCCGGAAACAATCCTGGCCTTCAAATTGAAGTGCAGCACGACACGACAAAGGCCTGGATGAAAGTATTCACAGAGCCACTCAATACAGTTTTAATGCCTCAGCTTGGGATAACTGACTGGTATTTTGACTTTGAAGAAGTTGAAATTGCTGATGATCGTGAAGATGCAGAGATTGGAAAGATTAGAGCCGAAACAGTTGCAATTTATGCACATGCAGGATATGAAGTCGACTTTAATGATGATGGATCTTTGAAGCCCCCCAAAAAAATTGAGAAAGAGCCAGAAGATCCAAAAGAAGATGCTAATTCCAAATTAGTAGAAAATGAGAAAAATACTAATTCCCAATTAGTAAAATCACAAAGACAATGGCATGCATATATCCCTGACAACTTCATGGATGAGCCTGAAAAGATTATGGCCGCTGTTGCAAAAAGATATGAACAAAATATTAACAATGTTTTTGAAACTTATAATATTCATGCAGACCGGAGCAGATTAATCCATGAGATTGAATCTGAAGTTGCTGACACGGCAAAAGCGCTTGATGTTACCCTCCGGCATTATTTATTCCCATTATACCTTGAATCTTATCGCAAGATCACAAGCGAATACACAAAGCTGTTCCAAAAAGCTGCATTAGATAGCCCCGATCCTTATGCTTTGGCCCATATGCAAGAGTTTATGGGAAAGTACGAAACACCTTATTTCAAGTCGTGGAGTGATAGGGAAAAGGCGAAGATCTTCCAGATCATCGATGAAGAAGCTGCAAGAGGCTACAATTGGCAGACCGTTTCTCGTAGGCTCAAAAAGTATTTCCAGACCAGGGATAGCTATTATTGGAAGATGGTAGCCCGAACTGAAGGTACAAGAATCTTTATTGAAGCTGGAACTGAAGCTGCAAAAGAACTTGGTGCTATTGAAAAGCGTTGGATCTTCCAGGACGATGGCCTAAACTGTGAGCATTGCGCCGAGGCCTTCCTGGAGGGGTGGATACCAATTGACGATATCCCTCAAGCCGGCCAAAATATTCCCTTGCATCCGCATTGCAGATGTTATTATGAGTTTAGAACACAGAGCATGAAGGATGAAGGGTGGGACGCAAGAGAAGATATCAAAATCCGTGAAGCACAATCCGCTGAATCTGAAAGACCTTGGGATGCTATCAACGCCGAGCAAAGGACGGATTTCACAGAAGAGTTTCAAAATGCGCTCTGGGAATATTCTTCAACTTCTTATTATGTGAACACTATATTGAGGCACCCATTAGATTACGCAAAGAGAATCACTTATACAAGCGTAATTGAGAGGACTAAAAAAGTCATTGAGGCAATGAGGAGATTATTCAACCTTCCTGGCAACACCATAAATGAAGATGATGTTATACTATGGAGGGGATTGCAAGAGAAGGATATCTTAGAGCATATTTTAGATCCAGATGATCCTGAACTAAAGGATATTTTCGATGACAAAGGATTTATCAGTACAAGCAAGGACACTAAAGTTGCACTTGGCTTTGGCCATGCATATATGGATTATGATGATAACAGTATCACATTACTAAAAATTCACGTTCCAAGAGGAACAAAAGTCATATTTATTGGTAATTCATATGCATATACACAAAGCGAAGTTATATTGCAAGATGGCTCAATGTTTCATATTAACAACGTTAGCACAAGACCTCCAACTGCAGATGAAATCAAGTTCTTATATGACGATGGGTTGGATATGGAAATGGCAAGAAATTTAAAGATTAAAATATATGATGTTGATTACTTGGGGAGCATACATGATTGAAGAAACAGATCCAAATTACAGGTTTGTTGCCGGCGAAGGCATTACAAGAGGGATTAATCTATGCCTTATGTGTACCCATTACCGCAAAGACAAAAAGTGTAATGCTTTCCCTGAAGGCATACCCCATGAAATATGGGTGTTACAAGTATTCCACACAAAGCCATACCCTGGCGATAATGGCATAAAATACAAACCTTTGCCAGAGTATGATAATTCAAATGAAGCATTAGGAATATGATAGATTTCAAACTTGATATCCAGACGGAGCCTATAAAGACTATTTTGGCGAAGGCCCCCCCTGAATTTAGGGATATTATTAATTCTGAATTTGCAGATTGGGCCCTAAAAACTGTTAATAAGGCCAAAGCAAGAGCGCCTTACCGAACTGGAAATCTAAAACAATCTACCTTCCCAAAGAAAGAAACAGATTTCAAAATAACAGTATTTACAGATACAACAAAACTTCCAAATCCAGTAACTGGGGAAGTTTCTAACGTGGAGTATGCAAAATATGTTGAGCCTCCTCCGCTTGGTGTTGAAATGACAAGGCCAATGAAGCGGACCATGTTCTTGTATAATTCTGCAATGGAAGAACTTGAAATGATGACCAAGCGACTCCAAACTAGATTATTGAATTATCTTACTAAGGAAAAGTGATAACTATGTTCACCTTTGAAGGCGAATTTGCCAAAATGGACGATAAAAAAGACATGTATATCTTTGGCCCTGCATCTATGGAAATCTTGGATACGCAAGGCGATATAATAAAAATTGATGCCATCAGGAAGGCCTTACCCCAGCTATTGAAAAGAGCCAGGCTCACTGTGGATCATTCTGATCAGATTGTTGGCGAACTACTTGACACGCTAGAGCTTTCAGGGAAACTGTACAAGACTGAAGTCAGACTACCCTATCCCGAAGAACTTACAAAATTCAAAAATCTTGAAAATGGCAAAGAAGCACTCTTTGTTTTGGCTAGAATCTGGGACGATACTGAATATTGCAAGAAGATCCGAAAGTCAATTGCAAAAGGCCAATATAAGAAATACTCAATCACTGGCAACATCCTTGAAGCAAGGGCATGTACAAGAGAGGAGTATTGTGGAAGATTAGTTTCTGAACTAAATTTGTCAGCAGTTACAATCTGCAATGCAGGCGCAAATCCGGCTGCAGAATTTGATATTATCAAAAGAGATGATAAAATGGCAGAAGAAAAACCTATTGAAAAAATTGAAGAAAAAGCTCCCGTTCCTGAATTCCTCACAAAAGCAGATTTTGAGGCATACAAGGGCGAGACCTTTGCAAAGATAAACGAACTTACAGAGCTTATGAAAAAGCAGTTCGAAAAGAAAGAGGAAGAACAAAAGATCGAAAAAGAGGCCAAGAAACCTGAGGAAAAGCCTGAAGGCATCCTGGTCGATATGAAAAAAATGAAAGAAGAAGTCAAGGCAGAACTCAAGGAAGAGTTCACTGCAGTACAGAAATCCCACGCTGTTGAAGAAAAAGCACCAACAGCAGATGACCTTGCTGCAACACTTGCAAAAATTGAGCTAAGGTGAAATATATGACTGCACCATTTTTTAAAAGTTATGAAGCAATGTTAGATTATTATTACTGGAAGCCACTCAAAGAATCTGGATTTGATGTAAAAGTTCTCCAGAAAACAAAGAGCATGAGTGAACTTGATGAGGAGATAGACAACTTCCTCCTGCAGAAAGAAGATGCCCCAATTATCACAACTACCACGGGAATTAGAAATGTTCTATTTGGCGCAACGCTAAACTCTCAGGTCGTTCTAGAATCAAATGCATTTTCTCTCCTTCCAAAGAGGGCATGGAGTAAATCTGGATATAGAGCGCTAACTGCCGCAGGACAGACCACTGGTGGAGATGTAACTGAAACAGGCGCAATACCAGATACCAAAAAGCCAACTTTCGCAGAGGTAACAGTCTCGCCACACACAGTTGCAAGATCAACAAACATGTCCGAAATTGAAAGACTCCTGGAGGGCAAAGATGATACTGCCAAGTGGGTGGACATCATCAACTTCACAGCTGCAGAATTCAAGAACACTTTGAACAGGAACATCCTAGCAGATGCTGATGGCGCTGCAACAGATGGAACAATTATCACACCTCTTGATAGGATTGTTGCATCATATGATGAAGTCGCAGACACAGAGCTTACCACAAACGAAGGGGATGTCTACGGCCTTGACAGAGATGCAGCTGCAAGTTGGACCGATGCACAGGTCTCACACGGTGGGGCTGCAGGAACTGAGACAGATAGGACTCTCACGCTTTCTATGATTGACGATGTAATTGCTGCATGTGAGCCATATTGGGACTCAAGCAAGAACAAAGTCATTTTGACAGGATACGATACCGCTGCAAGAATCAACAAGCTAGAAAGGCCAAAAGAAGTCTACACTCCTGACGCATATGTTGAGTTCAACGTTAATGGTATCAAGGTAAGGGGTAAGGAAGCCGGAATTCCAGTTGCAACTTTCAACGGAATACCTATCATTAGATCCAACAATGTTGTCAAAGATACCATTTCAAGGATTTACATTCTAGATCTAGACCATCTCTCACTTGAAAACTTGAAGCCAATCACATACATTGAAACATCCGATCCATTTATCCAAAACAAGTTTGGAACTGAAGGAGTCTTCTCCTGGATTGGAGAAATCTGGTGTGACAGATTTGCTGCACAGGGAAAGATTAGAGGATTAGCATAATCCTCTTTTTATTTTTTAGAGGAGATTAAATGACAAAAGTGAGATATAACGGACCTGAAACATTTTACAGTTATGAAGGGGTATCGGGCCTTAGATACAGATTCAATGCTCCAGGTAGGGAAGCTGAAGTAAAAAATGAAGCAGATATCAAGATGTTCAAAGAAAAGGGAGGATTCACTGTAATAGACGGTGTTGATCTTGGAAACTTACCAAAGGCCAAGCGTGTTACTCCACAGAAAGATGAAAAGAAAGAGGAATGAGATAAATGGCATTTTCAAGCACTATAACTGAATATGGCAAATCCGGTGACAAAATAGTCACAAAGGGTACATTTACTGCAAGTGGCTCAGAAACGGGTGGAGACATCGATACTGGACTTACAATA